TTGTGCCCGGCCGCTTTCAGCTTGTCCTGCGCCTGCGCGAACACGTCGCGCATGTAACTGCGCTGACCGCTCGACGTGGGCATGTCGCGAACGCCGTTTGCCGCCTGATCCAGCCGGTCGGCCGCGTAAATCAACTCCGTCTTCTGTCGCAGCGGTCCGTCCTCTTTGGTGTGCGACTGAAAATAGCGGTCATTCTCAAGCCTGATGTCTCGCGCTTGCGCAACCATTGCCTCCTGTGTCTTCGGGACCGGCTTGCCCTCTTCCTTGAGTGCCGCGACGAAGCGAGCTGTTGGCTTCGTCATGTCCGTCGTGCCTGTCAGCGTTCCTGTGAGGCGTCCCCAGCCGCGCATGAACCACATGTCCGCCGTCAGCGGCTTGAAGTTGCCATTGAGGTTCTGATAGAAGCCCTGCCCGATCTTCGGCCCCATGATGGCGGAGCCGTAGACCTTGGTGTTGACCGCTTCGCCGCCGACGCGATACCCCATCTTCGTCAGCTCGCCGACTGTGAATTCCTTGTCGAGAAACGCCTGTGTGCCCTTGACCCCGAGTTGGTCGATCAGCGTATTTAGCTTCGCGAAGTTGCCGTTCATCGACGAAGGGTCTTGCGACACCACGTCGGTCGGGAATTTCCCGGTCTTCGCGAACACTTCATAAGCACCGTCTGCCAGCCGTGTGTTGTTCGGCACCGTTTCACCCTGCGACGTGACGGCCATGGCGGCGGTGAACGCGAACTTAGCTCCCGGATTATCGGCCATCTCTGGGTGCATCTTCTCCGCGACGCCCATCGCATCTTTCACCTTGCTCGTGTACCAGTCGTCCGCGTGCGTGTCGCCTTTGCGCGACATCTCGTCTTCGATTTCCGAGGCGATGGCGCTCGATACGATGTTGCTCGCCTTCGCTGTCTCTGCCGGGTCGCTGGTCTTCGTTGGCGGGTTGATCTGCCCGCTGGCGATGCCAAGCTCTTTCAGCGCGTCCGACCCGCGCTTGTTCAAGTCCTTCGCGATGTCGGCCGTGTTGCGCGACCCGATCTTGGCAAGCTGCGGCCCGTTCAAGATGCCGTTGACCGTCAGCGCGTCATAGCCGCCGCTGCCGCCCTTCGTCCACTTGCCGTGGTCGTCGCGTGCCTCAGATGGGTCGAACGTCATTTAGCCGACGCTCCCTTGGGGCCTACTTTGCGCTTCAACGGGACCGGCGAGCCGCGCGTGTGCGGTGTTACGGGCACGTTCTTGTTCGGCGGCGCGACCGAGCCGGGCTGCGGCGGTGGCTGGCCGGGGTCGCCCCCAGCTCCGGGGCCACCCGCCTGCGGGTCGTCGAGATAATTTTCGTCGGCAGGCGGCTGCTGGCCGACACCAACGGCGGTGCCGAGCATGCTGGCCGCTTCCTCTTCGATCTGTTCGTTCTCCTGATCGAAGTCCATATCCGTGAAGTTGTTGACTTTCATCCGACCGTGGATCGACTTCAAGCTCAGCGGCAGACCGAGCTGCTTGGCTTGCATGAACGCGAGCAGCGCAGCGCCAGCGACCGTTTGGTCGGCGAAGTCGGTGTTCGCCTTGACCTTGACATCATCCGGGTTTTCCCCAACCCACTCCGCCATCATCTTGAGCATCTGTTCAAGGCCGCTCGCGCCCGCACGCGCGACGCTGCCGACCGTGGTGGTCTTCGCAGCAACGCGGATGCGCAGCGCTTCGCCGCTCTCGCCGGGCTCACTCTGGCTGTCGAGAAACTGCACGCCTTCGGCCGCCGCGCGATCAAGGTCGGTTTTGAGGGCCTGCCGCATCTCCGACAGGCCAGTCGCGGAGACGCCGATGTACTTCGCATCGCCGCCGATCTTCAAATCGATGACGCCCTTATTGCCGGTGCGGAGCTGCGTGGGCGCGGCTTCGTCGACAGCACCACCGATGACGACCAGCGTCTGCTGGCCCTGCGCATACAGCGTCTGCCGATAGTCGGCTTCGCCGCGATAGATCGCGAGTGCGAGGTTCGACAGGCCAAGCAGCGGCGGGATTTCCGGTTCTGGCACCAGATCGTTCGCGCCGATAAACACGAACGGGATTTTGTTGAGGGTCTTGCCGCCGATCTCCGGGTAGACGAAGTCTGAACCTATCGGCATCGTGGTCTCGTTGACTTTGACGCACACGCCAAACGGAGCATCACCATCCGGACGGTCCCAGCTATCGTCGAGATTTTCCGGCAGGCCACGAGCGAGCACGCGGTACTTGCGCTCGGTCTTCCAGTTGAAGCCTTCGCGGCGGTAGCCGCCTTCGTCGATCACGACAAGCGCCAGCTCGTTCTTGCCTTCGTCGAGCTTGCCCGCGTCCCAGTTGATGATGCGAATGGGGTCGTAGAACGAAATGTAGGGCATCACCTTGTCGACATCCTGCCCGGTGGGCACGTCGCCGAGCAGGCCGCAGCGGCCGTACACGAACTGCGCAACGGTGATGCGACGATGCAACATGTGGATGTCTTCGCCGCTGATGGTCGCGCGTTTGATCATTCCCTCAAGCCGCTTTGGCACCTGAATTTCGGCGGGCCGCTCATGGATGATGCCGACCATGGCTTTGACGGCTTCGCGCACAACATCGTGGAAGACGGCGCGCAACAGGTAGGCCTCATAGTCCCGCCAACCGGGTGCCGATGGCGTAGTCATGCCATCCTGCACCATGCCTTCGGACGCGGGGAGGTAGTCGAGACGCTTCGACTTCACAGCGCGCTCGCCCGCATATGTGTCGGCCATTTGGACGTACTCGCCCAATCGCTCGATGTATTCCGGGTGTTTGTCAGGAAGGGCCATGCTGCCTCGCAGTCGCGCTCTCTAGCGGATTATGGTTAACGTGTCAAGCTGCCACGCGTCCCGAACGGACTGCGGGGGCCGTATCGAAGCGCAGCATATACCGCGTTTCGTCGCCGTTATGGTCTTCCGCTTCGCTGTTCACGTCGTCGATTTTCACTTCGTCGCGTGGCAGAACCGGAACGCATCGGAGCCACTGTGGGCACCCGGTAGTGACGAACAGTCCGGGGATTTCCCGGTAGCTTCCCGGCGGTCGCTTCGTCGCCTTGAAGCGTTTCCGCATTTGCTCCCAGCCTTGCTCTCGCGAGCCGGGGCCTTTGTCGGCTTTCTCCCAGAAGACGCCGCGATGCTTGACGCCGTTTATCACGCACGGCTTTTCAAAGTCGCTCGCGATGCTGACGCCGTTCACGTCGTCAAAGATGCCGGTGTCGGCCGGGCCGCGTGAGACACGAAACCATTTGCCTTCCGGGTCGCGCAGACCCCACTGAATTTCCTTGGTGATGATGCCCCGCGCAATGTCCGCGACCAGCATGCGGCTGCCTTCGTTCGGCTGCCCGGTCCATCCGTACCACTCCGCGAAACGGAAGAGATCGCCGCGCACGGTCGAGCGCACGTTGCCGTTGCGGAGCTTCAAGTCGCTGCCGTCGCTCACCGCGTACCAGCCGACTGAAAACGGCTTCGACGAACCGTGGTCGTAGGCGCGATATATTTTCCAATTCAGCGGAACGTCGAACTGATCCATGATGACCGTGCTGCGGGCGTCGTGCCAGATGTCGTCGAACATGCCGCCCGCGACGATGTCCCAGCTCCCGTCCATCCACGCGGCCAGCTCGGAAGGATTGCGCGCGGCTTCCTTAATACGGCCCTTGTACTCCGGGTCGGTGTACATCATGACTTGGTTTTCGTCGAGATAGCCGTGAATGGCGCGGCGGTCCGGCTGTTTTATTTTCTTGCCGTCGACCTTCTCTTCGTCACCGGGGATCAGCGGGCCGACTGTCGGCTTGCGGCCGTCAATCGTCTCGCCCGACACTGGCAAATTCCAGCGGGACTTCACCCAGTTGTGGCCCACGCCGTAGGGATTGGTCGTCGCGCGGATTTTGCGCGGCATTCCCTTGCGCGTCGAACGCGAGCAGGAGAACATCGACTTGTAGCAATCAGGCGCGGGCCAGTTGGTCAGCTCTTCCCAGCCAATCCACGGATAGGCGTGGCCGTGATATCCATCATAGTCCTTGCGCGTGGCGAAGTGGCCGAAGTAAAGCTGCTCGCCGGTCGGCCACTCCCACCGCGACTTCACTTCGTTGTACAGCGCCTGCGGCCAGATTTTCTTGATCCAGAGTTTTGACTTTTCGATCACGTCCCGAAGTTGCGGATGGGTGTTGCGGAAAAGGATGCCGCGCCAATCGCTGCCGTAGCCGACGCCGACATGCTGGCAGAAGTCCATGATCAGGGCGACTGTTTTGCCGGGGCCGCGCGTGCCCTCATAGAGCAGCTCGACGGTCGGGTCGGCCAGAAAGAATTGCTGCGAACCCGGCTGCGGTGCCCACGCGACTTGCATCTCCGCGCCCGCATCATTGATGATGATCGGAACGAACTCTCCGCTCTGCGTGCGCACGAACTTATGAACGCTAGGCCACGTCATTGAACGAGCCCTCGTCGAAGATGATCGGCGGCACACCCTTTTGGCGGTAGTCGTTTTCGAGTTGGGTTACTTCCTCCGCGCTCTTCGCTTGCACGCCTACCACCAGCACACCGCCCTGATGAGTGATATCGATGGACTGCTTGTTGCCGTACACTTCGGGCTTGCGCGCCTTGAGAATGAACTGCATCAAGTCGCTGTCTTGCTTCATGACCGTCTCGGGGATCGGCTTGCCATTCTCATCGCGCAGATACGCAGCCGCTCCGGTCGCACCGAGATCGACCAGATCGGGATCGAGCTGGTATATGACGCGGCCTTGGAAGACTTGCGGTTCGAGCTGACCCAGTGCTTTGTTTATCGCGGCTTTCTCAATGCTGTCGACGCCAAAGGTTTTCGCGTCGTCCCATGCGGTATGAAATCGCACGGGCTCATCGTAATCCGGGCTGTCCGTCCACCACCTTTCCGGGACATCGTAGCCATCTCCGGGGCCGCCTTCGGAAGACCTTTTCAGCCAGTAGACGAGGCAGGAACGTGAGATGCCTGCCAATAGGCATGCGTCGCCTTCGACTGGCATGGCGCGCATGGCAATCAGCAGCGTGAGCATTCGTTCTTGGGAGTGTTTGAATTTCTTTCGCGGTACTATTTCGCGAGACGGCGCGGCAGCCGCTGTGGGCTCGGGCTCGTCGCCGATGAGATCAGACATGTCCTCGCTCATGCGAGCCTCCCGGTATTCGTTGGCCCAGCCAGCGGGGCGCGCTCATGCGCGTCTCTTACTTTGACAACTCTTCCCGGATTTTCGCCGCGCGGGCCAAGCTCGCGCGGTCGTTGGGGAAGTTCTCCAAGTGCTTTTGGATACCTTCAAGTTGACGTTCGAGCCGAGCTTGTTTACTTGAAGGTGTACACGTGTTTGGCTTCGACTTCGTACTGGATAGCGACATCAGATCGAACCATCCTCTGATGCGACGCCTGAAAGCTCTTTCCATGCGTGATCGTCGATCTGGCCCATGCCGATTGTGCAACCTTTGCCGAACGTCGCGAAGATATGCGGCAGGTGCAGCTTGCTACGGTCATAAATCCGAACTTCGTCGACCGAGGGACCGAAGTCGATCTTGTGTTTGGCACTGAAATCGAGAAACGGCTTGAGGCTGTCACCTTTCAGGTCGGCGGTGAGGGTCACACCCTCCGGGACAAGCAGCTCAAAATCGGCGACGGGGACGCACTCCTGTTTCGGAGCGGGATCATCGGCGAGTGCAGGGGAAACAAGCAGAGCCGCGACCAGCGCAGCGGTGAGCTTCAACACGTGATAGCCTCCGGGGTTATGGGAAGTCCTTGTAGAGCGACTTGGATTTGGTCGCGCCCTTCGGCAGCGAGCGCGTGACGGGGCGGTCGGCCGGAGGCATCTTGCCTTCGTTCGTGGCACCCGCTTGCTTCGCTGCATACTGCTTGTCGCTCACGGTGCGCGTCTCCGACGCGTCGATACCGGGAAGACGGGAATAGTCGCCGAGCGCCTTGGGCAGATCGCACGCGGGCAGAAAGCCGCTCTTCCCGCAAGTCTGATCACCGGGCGTCACCGAAGACGGGCCTGCGTATCCGTTCTGGCCGTAGCCATTCTGCGCGGGCATTTTGGAGCCTACAACATCGGTTGCCATGTCGTCATACCCTTACATTGTGGGGTGTCGTCGAACGATTACTTTCCGAGACGCGAAGCCTCAGCAAGAACCTTCGGACCGATGTCGGTGTCGATGGCCTTCCCGCCTGCGCCCTTCATGCCCCACGAGGACTTGAGCACTTGCGGCTGGCGGCGCAAAGTCTTCGCCTGCGGCTCTGGATCGAGCGGATTGGGCGAGGACGCGTCGGGACCACTGCCCGGATTTTTCGGACCGGCCGACATCGTGGTCATGTCCTTCATGCCGTCCTTGACGGGAAACTTGGTCTGCACGCGCTTGGCGGCACCGCTGCGCGCGATGTTGCTGTCGGTCTGATCCTTCATGCCCGGCTTGGTCGCGCTGTTGCTCTTGCCTTGATATGCCATACTCGTGCTCCTGACGCGCAAATGGAATTTCGCCGCCAAGGATACTCGCTTGGCGGCGTTCGAACAACTGGCAACTACCGTTGGGAATTTCAGGTCAGAAGATCACCGGCCATGTAGCCACCGCCGGGGCCTACTTCTGGCGTAGACGGTCCGCTCGCTCCCGGAGCCGCGCCCGTGCTGGGGCCAGCCGGAGGCGGAGGAACCACCTGCGACTTCGCCGTATTGCTGTGTTGAAGCGCCAGCGCAGCATCGAAGTCAGTGATCGGGTCTTCATTGCTGGTCACCGTGCGATTTTTGCGATCAAATCCCAAGCTCATGGCGTCGGCACTCCCTTAAACAGAAATTGCTCAAGTGCTCGGGCATCAGCCAGCGACCAGCTCACGGCACCATCGCTGCTATTCGTACCTTTCGGCGCGGTGACCCCGGTCGTGCCGCTGGATGTCGCGCGAAACAGATGGCCCGCATGCGTCACGTATTCGCCCTTTGTGACGGTCAGGCTGTGCGCCCATGGCACCGCCTTCTGTTGGAGAGCACGCGCAACGCGCCGCCGCCGATTGTAATACGTCGCTGCCTGTACCTGCGCACCAATCATCCGCCGGTCCCTCCGGTATCAATCGTGCGACCACCCTTGATGTCGTAAATCGAAATCTGGTTTTGCTTGCGCCCGGCGGCGACAGCCGTGCCCTTGGCCTTGATGTTGTCCGACACGTCGAGATGCGTCTTGCCTGTTGCCGGGTCCGTCCACGATCCGACATGCGTGCCGGGCTCGCGAAGCGCGCTCGCGTTCTGGGCGGCGAACTG